CAGTCAGTTTGAAACCACCAGATCCTCCGAGCGGGTTACCGAACGAAGTACCGAATAGTGAGTTTATTCCCCCGGTCAGCGCTCCTGCTATGGCTTCTCCTGTACTTACTTCTGATATAGAAACGAACACAGGGGCGAAAGCCCCTGCTTGACATTTCGCAACTTCATCGTACATAAAGTGGTTGGTGTCGGAATTGTTTTTGACATCGAAGCTGATGATACCAACTTTATTCCGACTAACCAATGGGATGAGCTTACCTTCTATAGACACATCATATGCAAATGTATCGGATACCCGGGAGATCCGGACCACAGACTCTCCTGCAGCCCATCCTTCTACGACGTATCCCGGTCTCTCAGCCGTCGATATAGACAACTGTACGTTAGTAAATGAGTAAGCTTTCTCCATTTATACCCCCTACAGTAACGACAGAGCGTCAGATAGAGCTGACTCCAGCTCGCCTGTGAACAGGTCAAGGTCTTCTACTACGATCTCCCACTCAGCAGTTCCGAGGTTCGCACCACGGACCATATCAGCTGGTTTTGAGATGTACCCTTGAGTACCGTTCGCCTTGTCTGCAAGTTTCACATCCGTCATTTGGATGTTAACCGGTACAAACGCTGCTGTATCAGCTTGGTAAGCTGCGCACATGTCGTACAGGTATCGACAACTTGTCGAGTTCTGCTTCAGCGTGAACGTAACTGTCCCCGATTTGTTGGCCATTACCACAGGAGTCATCTTCCCGTCAGCACCAACAACGTCTACTACCGCCGACTCGCGGCGGGCGCATGTGATCAAATCGTCTCCCTCAGCCCAATCAACGATTTCAACGCCGTTGACAGATAGGGATACGTTTGCAAATGAGTATGATTCTAACATGATCTATCTCCTTATCTAACAAATGTTCCGATTACGGTTGCAGAGTGGATAGCACCAGCTCCCTTAAGGACGAAATTGATCGGAGGAGCTTTACGCGCTTCTCGATCTGCCTGTGACTGATCCGCTACGCTCTGAGCGTCAACTTGGAATCCTTTAGTCAGGTATAAAGTTTCTGTCCCTACGGTAACATAACCCGGGGCACCCAAACCATTATTAACTGCCTGTTTCAGAACTCGTTCGATTGTAGCGACGATAAGAGCTGTACCCTTGTCAGTCTGCGGAATCTTAGTTACGCTCTGGTACAGAAGGTTGAACACGTCAACTTCTACAGCGTTCTGCAGCCAGTCCAGTCCCCAAACCTCGTCGATGAATCGACCTACAGCAAGTTGTCCTTCAGCCAGCATACGTGAGTCTGCGAAGTAAGTGTAGTAGTTACAGTTCTTACCTTTCAGCGCTGCTACTTCTGAAGCAGTAATCTCGTCCGGAGCAATTCCCGGAAGAAGCTTAAACTTGAGAGTAAGAGTTGTGTTGGTTCCTTCAAAGTTAACCGTAGCTCCTCGGGCAAATACCGATAGTGCCGGGTAGTCTTCTGTGCGTGAGAATACAGTGAACGTTCGGTTATAACCTTGGTCCTTCATCTCGTACGCGATATCTGATGTGCTCAACGGGTCAAGACAGTTCAGGTCTGATGTGCTGTTGGCGAAGATCTTAGCGCGAGCTTCACACCACGCTGCTGCATCTTCCGCGTTAGTCGTGTCGTTGATCTCTTTAGTACCAGCTACGCCGTAGAAACCTTTGTACACATCTTCGATAGCCGTAAGAGCTGCTGTCATAGTTTCTGCGTCGATTCCTGCGTAAACGCGGGCAACTGGTGCAAGTCCGTCGAGAAGACCAGAAATATCAGTCCCCGTAGCACCTGCAGTTAGAACTGTAATCGTGCTCCCTGAACCAGTAGTAGCGGTCTCGAAGACCATGCGCGTTCCTGTCCACTTACATGCCCCTGCTGATGCAGTGTCGATAACAGCTGCAACTTCCGCCATAGTAGTTGCCGAGCTGAAGTCAAGAGACCCAACTGCATCTTCTACGCCGTCGTAGCTGATCTTAAGTGAACCATCAGTGATGGCATTCCAGTTAGCGATAGTTTGCTCTACGTTCAGTCCGCATATCAGCGAGGCTGGCGCGTTAGCTGCTGCGCGACGTGAGATCATTAGTTGGTTAGGACGAGGTGACTGACTGAAGTATACCTGAGCTGCCAAGTACTCTTCATCTGTTACCGCGAAATCCGCTGCGACTGACGTGATGTCTGTATACAATCGGTAACGCTCACCAATTGAAATGACATCTGACGTCCCGACCAGGTTGAGCAGACCGAAACCTGCTCTCTGTTGCGCCAATGGTGAAACGCCGATCTGGACGTCTACGATTTGGCTGATAGGTAAACTCATTGTCACCCTCCTGTTATTCGTTATGGACTAGTTATGTTAATTAGATTCTTCAATGTTTCAGAGCTGTAGTCTCTACCCCACACGTAATTAGCACCAACAACAACCGATGCAACGGCGTTAACTTCTTCTGTCGCAGAGATCACGTAGTGAAAATCATAGTCCACTTGGTGACGCTCTTCAAAGTTAGCCTGTTCTATGCGCGGTAGCGACAAAACATCACTACGATCAATATAACCCAAATTGTTCGCATTCAAATACGCCAGACTCCTCGCGCTCAATGTTTTAAGGGTTAATTCCTCCACCAGGTTGATAGACTCTTCTCCGTACGCCACGATTCGGCATGTAACCTTGCGGTCGCCGTACATGGTTTCGTCTAGGTCTATGCCTATTGAAAGGTCTTGGTTCTTGTAGGAAGAGGTGTCCCAACCGATGGGGTTCTGGTTGAGCAACGCAACAGTGAGGAGCTGGCCGGTGTCAGGGTTCTTCGGCGGAAGCTTCGCTTGGTTCTGGCGAACAGGTTGAACTGTTCTACCATCTACATTCAGCGTCTGCACGATCCATGCTCTCAAAAGATCATTCACTTCTTGGTAGTTAACGGCCATTATTTATTCTCCAAAGCTGCGTAGTACCGAACGAAACCAAAGTGGCTATTGTCTTTGCGTCGGAGCACTTTGTAGGTGCGTCCTCCCCAGACTAACCGGTCCGCCGCATTAGTGGGCGTCTCAAGCTGTACTGTCTCGTTGGTCAAAATTTTAATTATCTCTTCGGACACTCCACCCATCTCCATCTGTTCGATCTCATCGAACGATGCAGGTAGAACTGTACCTCGAACGATCTTGCTGGTGGAAGCGCTCTGCTGCCACACGCCGTTCCCGTCATACCCACCCGAAGCGCTTACCACTTCGATAGTCGAAGCGAACTTGCCCGACAGGACTACGTTTGTTACGTTTACTAAGCTCATGATCGTTTAGCCCTCTTTTTCTTTTTCTCGATTCTATGCTGGATGGATTGCCTCATCAGACCAGAATCGATAAGCGGGTTGTCTGATTTTTTCTTCGCTATGGTATAGTCTGCGTTCTTCACGAAGTTCCCCGGCTCAGACATGTACTGCTGTATGTCGCGAACTGCGATCAGCCCGAGCGCGTTAAGTGCCCCTTCCAGAATCTTAGGGTCTGCCTCTTTGACTGCACCTGACTTGTGAGCTTTGAACGAGGAGCCGTAGTCCTTCAGGATCTTAACGAGCATGTTGCCGTACTTCTTGGCGTGCTTGCGTATAGATGCTGATATAAAAGGTCGAGCCGGTATCGTCACCTGCTTACCACCTATGGTTGAGTCGGTACCACTACCAAACTCATTGACGATAGCCACTTGGGCTATGGTCAGCCCGTCATTACTCCCGGGGTGTTTAGCAGACCCTACGTCCTGAGGAATACCTGCAGCAACGCGAGTGTCCATATGCCTAAACTGCTTGGCGAATTTCTCATGGTTGTCTTGGAGCAAGAATACTCCCGATTTTCTCTTCTGGGTTAACCCCGTCTTAAGCAGTGACATTTGGAGTCCACCCCCCGAAGCACACGATCCGTTTGTAGCGCAGGAATTCCTGACCATAAACAGTTGAAGCTAACCATGCTTCGTCGAACGGCGCCTCTGGAGTTGAGTAGCTTACAGCCACGCTGTCTGCTGTCTGAGAGGCCACAGGGAACGAAGGGTTTGTATCTCCGTTCTCTGCTCTGGTCCGCTCAGTTAATGAGTGCATGACGTAGAGACAGTGCGCACGTACATAGAAGTCGCCCCACCGCGTAATATTGAAAAACGGTCGAGTGTCGTCGATCAAAACCTGAATCTTGCCTTCTGATACGCTTGCGGCTTCATCAAATCGATCTTTTATGTCCTGCGGTATAATTACTGTCTCTGCCATGTCGCCCTCTCAATTAGTCTAGTAGACCCTCATTTTCTTCTGCTTCGTTCAGCTCGCGAACTTCTTTGCGGAGCTTCGTGATGTTCATGCCTTTGGTGTCTACACCTGCGGCTTCGAGAACTGCTTTAAGTTCTGCTTTCTCTGTGGCGTTAGCGTCAGCCGGAGCTTCGTCTTTCTTCGCTTCCACTTTAACTTTCTTCTTAACAGGCTCTGCGACCTGGAGGTTTCCTGCGTCAATGTGAGTGTTAACCCAGTCTTGGATTCCGCTCATGTCCTCGTCGCTCAGAGTCAATACTTGACCCGGTGCAAGGATGTATGGTTTTGCTACTTTAGCCCCTTTCTTATACACGTTGAATATAAGAGGGCGTTCCGGTTTTGAACTTACGTTCTGAATAGTTGTTGACATTCTAAAATCTCCTCGATTTCTTTTCTTTGGTAAAAATTGGGGGCTCCGAGTATTCCCAGAACCCCCGTACTGCTATGCGAACCCTTGTCGGGGATTAGATACCTTCGTAGATAGCCAGTGACAATGGGTAGTAGACCAGTAGTCCACCAGTTTCAGATTCACATGGAACTTGGAACTCAAGTCCTACGCGCTGAACCTCGTGCTGCGCGAACTCCATAGGGATTTCGTACACGATTGCATCAGGGTCTTTGCGGTAAAGAACGAATACGTCAACCCCAGCAGTTCCGGCTCCAGCCATCTCGTTAACTGGTTTAACTTCTTTGATGCCAGCTGAGTTGTTAGCAAGGAAGTACTGAAGGATTGTAGTGTCGCTGTTAGCTGAACGAGCAGTCGAGCTGATGATGTTGTACTGAGCAACAGGCATCATGATTGCGTTTGGCATTTCCTTCATCTTAGTCACGTCACGCATTGTAGCGATAGCCGTGTTAAGGTCAAGAAGAATCTCGTCCGGAGTCTTACCAGACCATAGACGGGCACCAGCAGTAGCACCGGCAACGTTTGCAGTTGGGATTCCCGGGTAAGTGAACAGTCCGTAAAGACCTGTATCAGCTTCACCGTTCCAAGCGATTGCGTTGTTCTTCTCTTCGTGACCACGACGAGTAAGTTTAGCACGTCGCTGGTCTAGTGCCTTACCAACAAGAGCCGACGTGCGGATCTCTTTAGTAGTGTACGCGTACATGTTACCGACCTGATGGATTGGGAAGATGCGTTCAACACCAGTGATCTCAGCGCGTGGCAGGTCGTTAGCGTATCCGTTGATCATCTTAGCGAGACAAGTACCATCATAAGATGGAACAGTTACTGATCCAGAACCAGCTGGCGTTTCGTGCGACACAGGGAAGCACTCACGGAATGGTAGGTCAGCATATTTTACGTCATACGACTTCGAACGTACTGCTTCAAGCTCACGCGAGAAGAATACACCTTGAGCAGCGTCCAGAACTTCTGAGCGGACTGCATCATTGATTGCGATATCTTTAGGCATTAGATCAGCCCTCCTTATTTAATGCGAACTAGCGCAACGCCAGCTCCAGCAGTTGTTTCAGCGAACTCCCAACCAGTGTTGGTACAGCTTGCAGTATCAGCGTCGTTACGAACAGCTCCGATTACAGAACCCGTTCCAGCCGTGTGGCGAGCGAATACAGCGTCACCCTTACCAACAGCCTCTTCACATTCCATGTAGATGTAACCAGAACGTAGAACTGAGACCATGTCATCTTCTTTAACTACAAACGCACCTGTGGAAAGGTTAGCGTAGTCGATTTCGTACTCCTGAGACAGGATAGTAGCACCGATTACTGGGCTGTCAGCGTCTTCGAGAGCTTTTACTTGGTTGTCTCCAGTACCGAATGTTACTGCAAGACCAACCGCGATTCCCGCTGCATCTTCTACAGCGCCTGTTACAATCTCCTTCGGCATATTACCGAAGAGTTCACCTTGGACAGCGCGTCCGTGGTAAGTTGAGTAGCTTGTTTGTTGTGACATCTTATGTCTCCTTTATGCTTTGTAAGCTTCTTCTGAATCTGCGATGAATTTAGCGCGAGCAACTTCACTTGGGCTCATGCCGTCGTTAGCCGCTGCGTCGCTCATGTCGACTTTGTTCGACTTGTGCTCCGAACCAACTTTAGCGTCCTCAAGCATCATGTCGAAACGTGCCTGCTTGTAGTCAGCTGACTTGTCTTGAAGATCTTCGTTGTCTTTGCAAACAACAGAACTGATGATCGCTTCGTTGCTCATCCCTTTACCGTCTCCGAAGTCTGCATCGACCAGTTTAGCATCAGCGATAAGAGCTGTGCGAACTTCGATCTTCCCTTCGATCTGCTCGTCGGTAAGGATCTTCGCTTTAGCATCGTCACGCTCTGCTTCGAGCTTGGCGATTTCTTTTGAGTGCTCGTCTTTCAGAGAGGCAACCACCCCTTCATGAGCTTCGGCGCTATCTTTAAGAGCTTGGATTTCTCCCTGCTGCTTCTCGATAGCCTGCTTCGCTGCGTCAGTGACTTCGATCTCGACGTCATTGAACTTCATTGTAGGCATTTTGTTGCCTCCTTGTTTATTTGGTGTTTCTTGCGAGTCGTTTATTCTGCAACCAGATCCAGCTCGACCATTCTTTACAATGGCGATATGGTTTCCTTTGATTGTCTTTTGGAAAGCGTCGTAGCGCTCTCCTTCCGGCGTCACTCCATCCGCTATAACGATCTCTGCTGTGTAACCATTAGAGATCTGATCCACTTCACCGGAATCGATCAAGTTGATGATGGCCTCATCCGTGATGTAGAGGTTCTGCTTCATAGTGTCCCCGTCCCGGAAAACGTTATCTCCCCCGTGTCCAACTGTGTAATCGCGTATGTTTTTGGCAGTTACGTTTTCATCGGGATGGGAAAATGTTACAGGTTTCCCTTTAAACGAAGCCATGGCTGCGTCGTTGAATACTTCTTCAGGAGCTCGGTAGACCTTCACGGTCTCACCAGGTTCTCTGTCTTTCATACCAACTTGCGCTGCTGTGTATTCGTAGATACCGGTTCGGCAGGTATCAGCTATGCAGTGCATATATCCTTCGTCGGTAATGCGACGAGTGGAGGACTCAAGATTTGCTCGGTCCGTAAAATTCATACTGGGCATATAACTACCATCCTTTTAAATGTTTACGCTTAATATAAAACGAAATCCTCAGGTGGGCAAAGAAAAATTTGAAAATTTTCCACTAAGGTCTTTGAACTGTACGAAAAGGAGACTATTTGTATTAACGGCAACTGCGGGGTTTGACGTTCCGTTGTAGGGCACTCGGCCCTTTTTTCGTCTTTTATTTAGTTTATATGAACTAGCATGATTTTAAGACCCCGCAGTTGCTACCTTCATTATCCTGTCTATATCCACCACTGGAAGCGGAACGCACCTGCACATAACTGGCATGCCCGGGCTTCCTTCAGCTGGCGGTTGCTCGAACGGCTTTCCGTTTGGTGCAAGAGGCGGCTTCTCCATTTGATCCCACAAGAAGAACCGACCGTTCAGGTCTTTGTGCTTTGGTCGAACTCTCGTGTCGTTAGACGTGGACCATTCATACCCGATAACGCCGAGTTGGGTTTGTCTCGCCTTCGATAGAGCTCCGTTGATCTTGTGACTTTGATCAATCCCGATCAGTTTGGCTCTGCGCTTCGAGATGTCGAACTTCTCCTGAAGCTGTGTCACTATCGACTTCTCCGCGAAGCTCTCAGGGTTGGTGATGTACTGCATGAGCAAATACTCCACGTCGTCCAGCATATTAGTCGGCAAGCTCTTAATCAAGCGCGTATTCTCAAATACAGACGCCTGCAGGACCGGCAGAAGGTTTTCCTCTCGAATAATTGCAGAGAGCGATAAACCCTCGGGAATCAAGTTGGCGGCTAGTGCCGACTGTGCCGTGCGGGCTATGTTCCGTTGGTTTATGCTCTCTACGAAATCTGACGCAAGCTGTAAAGCCTGCGGGTCTGTAGGTATGTGCGCACTCTTCAGCTCCTCAATTAGAAGCTTCAGCTCAGTAGGGGAGGGGTTTCCTCCGGTTCTGACCATAAGATCTCTGGTCTGCTGAAGCGTATCTATCTGAGCTCTCTTGAGTACTTCCTGAAGAGTCGAGACGTACTGCAGTTCGTCGGCCTTGGAGACCCGAACTGCAGCCATTCTCTTGTATTTTGGTTGCTCAACCATCTATCGCTGAGACTTCGGTTCGTTACGTTGAGCATTCTGCGCTGGTGAAGTAGGTTTCTTTTCCTTCTTGTTCTCACCTTTGTTCGTGCCTTTGGAACCATTCTTCTCGAAGGTCTTTGGTCCTTCGGACTTGTCGTCTCCCGGCTGATCCGGCTGTTGGCTGAAGCCTGCTTTCTCCATAGCCTCCATAGCCTCGATCTGTTCTTCGTAGTCCTCAGGGTCAGTTTCGTCCCACTCTTTCATAACCGTGTCGGCAGAAAGGTTTGTGATCAAGCCGTCTTCGATAGATTGTAGGAGCAGGCTGCGCTCAGGTACGCCGAGAGCTTGCAGGATCTGCAAAGTTTGCGCTTTCTTCAGGTTGTTGTTCGTCTTCTTCTCTTCCGTCTCTTGCCACAGTTCGTTGAACTCGAAGTCGAGATCTTCCGGGTATTCACCAAGAGTAGAGCGGACGAACGCTTGGTCGATCGTATGTAGTTCCGACCGGAGTTTCTGCTCCTGCATCGCTTTGATCAAGTTGTAGTAGTTGTTCATGTCCGAGTCACCGGTTGCGTTCTCTCCGTCGGGAGAGCTACCAAGTAGTCGTGTTACCGGTATATCAGTAGCTCCTGAGATCAACTGGACGAATGCTTGGTGCACTTTAGGCAGATCGGTGAAGTTGATCCCTTGGCGATCGATCTCTTCGTTCGCGTCCAGAACTACCATATTAGCAGTAGACTTGGTGTAGTTCATAAGCTCTACACGGTCTTTCACCATATCAATCCCGTTCTTAGTCATGAGGATTTCTCCGAGACCTTCAACCTTCATCACGTCGATGTTGCTCTGCTGAACCATATTAGCTATGCTGGCTGTCACAGACTCCCCATTGTGGATAGCGTCCGCGATGCGAACAAGCTCAGATTCTCCCCAGAAGCGGGTTTGCCACTGTAAGCGGATCGGCATTTCGCGCCCGTGGAACTTGATGATCCGGCTCTTGTGTACCAGTGAATCCGGAGCATTTACGATTGCGTAGTGCTCAGATTCTCCGAAGTCGGGACGTAGCGGGTTATACTCGATATACGCTGTGCGCTCTACCATCTGCCAGCGATCCACTACAGTGAGTCGCTCAAGCTGACCTTTCTTCACTTTGGACATATCAAGCGGTGTATGATCTGGTCCGTGGCCTTTTACGTGGAGGATCATCGCCGCGCCACCATATAGTCTCGCCCACTGGAGTGCCTGCTGGACTTTCTTCCACAACTGGAGGCGGTGCTCTTCGCGGTAGAGCTGCTTCAGGTCTTTGTTTGTCAGTTCGTCGCACTCGAACTTGCGCTTTTGGCGGCACATGTCGAATGGCACAATATCGATTGCCTTAGAGACCCACTCGAAGCGGTAGATGTCCTCAATAGCGCCTCGATCGTTTGTGTCGAGAAGGTTGTTCTTACCAAGAGTTCCTTCCATTCTAGGGTCGCGTCCTCGAACCCCTAGGCTGGTGGCCAAGTTCTGGTACGAGTCATTGACGGTACCGCCGTAAATAAGCTGGTGGGCCATTTCGGATAGATTTTCCATAGGGGTTCTCCCTGTTTAAGTAGTTCGTTTTTATACTGTTGAACATAATATAAACAGGAAGTGGTATGTGTGCAAGTTGAGAAGTGGTGGTGAGAAGAGGACTCGAACCTCTATGGTCTGGGTTACTGCCAGCGCTCTACCTAACGGAATGCTTCAAGTTGATCAATTCTTGTCACAAATCGCCCCTGAGCTTCTCTGAACACGCTGCGTTTAAAGCGTGCTCCTTCCATCACAGGTTGAGCTATCTCACCATATAAAGTGAAACACTGGTGGAGGGCGCATTGGTACTGGGTTTTCCGGTCCCGCTCGCCTGCGAATTTCACTCGGACACACTTCAGAGGTACCGCAACGTCCTCCAATCAGTTTCGCGGGTATCCCCGCCCCCTAGTCCGCCGAACCTGTTAGGGTTCGCTATCCACCAGTGTTTCGTTAGTAAACTAGTACACGAAGGAGACAGTGTCAAGCTAGAATTAGCTGTTTTTGTATTCTTTCACCGATCCACCGCATGACAGGTACCGCCATCGAGTTGCCGAGCGCTTTGTAGCGGTGGCCTTCCGGGCAGAGCTGGTCGGGGTACTTCGGGCGACCAAACGGTATATCCGTGTGGTCGTCAGGGAATCCCTGCAGTCGCTCGCATTCCGTTGAGGTCAGTCGGCGGACGTGCATCTTAGGTGGTTGTAGGACGGGGGTCTGACCTTCGTCAACCGTGCTGTTGATGCCTTTGTGCATCCTTGCGGTGAGACAATTAGCTACCTCGAAAGGTTGTTTACCCTGCTGGTGCTGAACCAAAGGGATGTTTCCTCCGCCGGTCCCCCATCGGGACACTGCGCTCGGGCAGGTGTCTTTGGGACCTGTCACCCGAGAGTCGCTCGGGTGGTTCTCGTAGAGCATTGGTGTGTTTCTGCCTGACGGGTTGCTGTTGGTGTTCAGTGTATAGCATACGTCCGACTCCCTCAACTCTCCACTGGCGTTCTGCTGAAAACTCTTTACTCTGATTGACTCACCAGTGCCTCGTGGAGTAGCGGTGGGAGCTGTTTGTTCCTGTTCTCTGCTCGGCGGAGTATTCCTTTGCACGCCTTCGAGCTCAAAAAGTACCTCTTCGGGACGGAAGTTCGGGTCAGCACTTGCGACAACAAACACACGTCGGCGTCGTTGGGCCACTCCGAAATATTGAGCATCGAGGACTCGCCAAGCGACTTTCCTCTGTGGTCCAGACACACAACCTGCGTTTGTCCATCTGCCCCTTGGAGGTTCGAGTGGATCTTCTTCTCCGGAAAGCGCTCCGAGAAAACATCCGAAAGCGTTGTCTTTGGTGTTGAGACAGCCGGGCACGTTCTCCCAGACTGCAATTGCGGGTTTTCGTCCATCAGTTCTTCTAATATCATCGATTGCATTTAGTAGTCTCACGTATTCAAGTGTTAATTGTCCGCGCTCGTCATCGAGCGATTTGCGTAGTCCGGCGATTGAGAACGCCTGGCAGGGTGTCCCTCCGACCAAAAGATCGGGAGCCTCGGTAAGTCCGAGAGATACTCTCTGTTTGATCAGCGTCATGTCGCTGTGGTTCGGGGTGGTCGGCCAGTGGTGCTTCAGTACCGCAGCCGGGAACGGCTCGATCTCAGCGAACCAATCGGCCTTCCAACCAATAGGTTCCCACGCCATCGACGCGGCTTCGATCCCGGAACATACCGACCCGAAAGTAAGTTGTGGTTGTTGCATGTAATCCTCTTTGTTGATGTTATAGGTTCTCTCTTCGCCGGTAAGGGTTTCGCAGATTCCGACCATAGGTCGGTCTCCAGAGAGTATGGTGTACGAAGGCGCGGTGGGGTCTCCTACCCCGAGACCATTTCCGGCGCCGTCTTGGTTTCGAGTAGGGCCCCCGCCTTTATAGCGGGTCGCCTTGTCGTGGATAGGGTAAATCAATGCTCTTGTCTCCTTTGCTCTAGTTTAGGTTGTTGGGCGTAAACTAGTACACAAAGGAGACAGTGTCAAGTCGGTTTAGCTGTATAAACTGTCAAATACTGTTCTCTTTTTATGCCACATCACTGCAGCCGCCATAGAGAAGGTATCGACAAAATCGTCGTGAGCGTTGGATTTGGGATCTGCGGAGAACTGGCGAGCCTCCTGCAGGAAGTCCGCGAGCCACTTGGCGTTGTTAGGCAGTTTGATCTGCCCCGCTTTGATGTACGGCAGAGCGTCCAGTACTCTGGTGTATTTGTCCTTGTTGACTTTATAGGGCAGAACCGGTATACCAGTGGTTCTCTTGAGTTTTTGCAACAGACCAAAACCTGACGCGGCTTCCTCAATATGCAGTCCCCTCATAGGCCCTCTGTTAGCGATCGATCTCTGTTTTTCCCAGAATATCTTACACTGCACCTCCAAATCAGGAGCCTCGAGCTTAGCCCTTAGAGCATCAAGGGCGTATAACGATCCTTGGTAGACACCAAAACAAGTGAATACTGAATAATCTGATCGTTCGTTCGTTGTGAGAGCTGTATCAGCCACCACGAAGGAGTATTCCATCTGGGGCAGGGTGTTCGGATCGTAGAACTCCCAGTACGCGTCTTTGATCAAGTTACCACCTTGGATCACAGGCTCTTGCTGGTACAACGAACTCCAAACTCCGCCATCTTGAGTGGCTTCCTTGATGGCCAGTAGTCGTTCGAGAGGGAAACGCTCTGCGTGAAGGGCCTCGCCTTCCTTTCGCAACAAGTGCTTCTCTGCGGGGATCTCTCCGGACATCTCGTGTCTCTGACCATAATCAGTGTACGAGTCCGAGTATATGCAGAAATACTCATCTTTAGTGGATATCGCCGGGAAGTTGACCACTCGGTAGAAGTCTCCTTTCCCTTGTCTCATATCCTCCTGTAGACGCCCGGCCAAATCTTGGACAGCCCATCTCGTCATACCAATAAGGATTCCCGATTGGTCGGCCTGTCGGGTGTAGAACGTAGACCGATACCACTCTTCTACCGAGTCCTGGACGGTTATAGATCTGGCGTCGGCCGAGTCTCGACAAGGGTCATCGATGAGACCTACCGTAAACCCCATACCGGTAATACCTCCGCCTACACCAGACGCCTTATACACCCCTTTGTAAGGCGCCGATATCTCAAACAGTTCCGAATTGCACTGCCTGTCCTTACCTCCGAGTGATATTGGTCCCCTGTGGGGGTCTCCCGGGAATATCTCGTTGAATATAGGCTCCGCTATGATCCCTTGCACATCGCGGTTCATCCGGTTGGCGAGAGCTGCGGTATGCGACGCTCCGATGAAGTCGATGTCTGGGTCTTGACCAAATACCCAAGCAGGGAACCTGCGGGAGAATAGCTCTGATTTTCCAGATCTGGGAGGAGCGTGTATCATGGTTCTCGGTTGGGCTCCTGATCTGATGCCTCGCCAGAACAGTTCGAGCTCGTATGCGAGCTGCCGATGGAACCAGCCGACCTTATACTTGGGCATGGTGAGCTGTGTAAACGCGATGAGGCTCTTGCGGGCTTGGCGCAGTTTGAACTCCTTCGCCGCGGCCAGTATCTCTTTGTTCGAGCCTTTGCGCGGGGGCTCGAAGTGGGTTTCGTCGTGATTAACCATGTATTGGATCTCCGGTTATGTGCATTTAGTTAGTCTGACCTACTTTATACCCGAAAGAGACACTTTGCGAATTTTAAATTTTGAAAATTTTGGGGGGGTGCTGTTTGTGTGAGGTCGATCGGCGGGCTCCGACTTATCGGCCGAATGGCTCTGGTGGGTCGAAATGTGGCGATTTGTACATTGAGGCTGTGTCACCAATTTAAGGGTTGATTTTGGCCCTGAGGTGGGTCGGCGTTGTGTGCGGTGTGTACGCTTAGGAGACACTTTGTCGTTTTGCAAAAAATTATATTGGCGACGTGTGGGGTGGGGGTTTTCGCAGTTAGGTCTGCCTAATCCGACTTTTCTGCACTTCAGGCGGCCTAGTCGGCAAAAAGTGTCTCATTAAGCTATCCGGGGGGTCTAATTGGGATAGTGCAAGTCATAACTACCTTATTATCAACATGTTAGTACTGCAGTGTCGCATAACATGCATTATGTTAAGTCGTAGGCATACAAGTTTATAAGGTTAGTAAGGATTGCATATCCGGCGCGTCTCATGTATTAGAAAAACTAATATTAGAAATTCTTGTATTAGGAAAACTTATATCTCCCTGTGTGTCGTAAAAAGCGACATATTGTGCTACTTGCAAAATAATCACAATTTATTTATATCTGCTATTGTACTATGTACATATATCGACTATTATAAGGGTATGGAAGAAACAACAACACAAACTAAACGAGGTGGAGAAAATGAAAAAGCTAACACAAAAACAACAGCAACTACTTAAAGCGGTTAAAAACAATAATACAATTCTATGCCCTATCTTTAAAGGGGACAAATTAAACAGCACTTCAAAGTTCGAGGACTATTCAGAATATGAGTCTTACCAGTGGCGAACAGTTGTTGAGCTTGTTAAAATCGGACTAATTAGAACAACCGACAATGAAGACTTCAAAATGCCACTCGGTAATATGTTCGGTGAACCGTGTACGTCTTTAAAAGTAAACCCACACTACAAGGGATAAACCACACCAAGCCATATGCTTTAAAAGGTGTATGGCTATTAATAAACCTAAAAAGGGAAAGGTGTAGAATGAGGTTGTGTATAAAATGCGGTTGGAAAACAACCGCGACATATTGCAGGGTGTGTGGAACTAAAACAACAAAAGAAACTAAACTAATAGGGCAAGCAACAAAGCAGTCC